TTATTCGAATAAATCCAGATTCTGATCTAAATTGAATTTAAGCTTTTCTTCGCCATTTACGATATGACGGATTGTTCTGATTGTCACGCCAAATTTACGGGCAATTTTGGAACGGCTTTCTTTCCTTGCGGCCATTTCACGGATAGTTCTATTACGCATTGCAATCGTGATTGTTGTCGCCATAGGCACTTCTATTGAATTGTTCCCTAGATGCTCTGAGAGCAGCTGTAGCTTTGAATAACCGATGATCTGTGAAAGCTCATGATGAATGCCTAAAGCGTGCTTATGGGGTACAAAAACTAAGATGCCACCATAGCTCTCAATAAGACTCAAAGCTGGTTTTATGCCGATAAGCTTCGCCACAAATGCAAAGTTTTTTGGCATAAGTGCAATGAGTTCTTCATCAGAAAATAATTGTTGTGCATCAGTGATGTGAGGACGATAAACCATAATTGCTCCCGCTGTTATCCCATGTTAAGATTTAGCAGTCTTATGATTTATCTCCTCTTGCTTTCGTCGGTGGGTGGAATCTAAAACCTCAGTGTTGGCGCACTGGGGTTTTTACTTTCTTATTGTTTTGTTCTTTCAATGCCGCAGCGTTTGCACCATTGTCGTAAGTGAGTAATGATCATTTCTGCGTTATGGCTGCTCATAAATTGCAATGCACTCACACCAACCTTGTTCTCTACAAATTTTGCTAAAGCTTTTTCACTGCTGTTTTTCACATGACCAGCTGTATGTAGTTGCAACCATAGATGACGAATCAATTTGCTTTGGTCATCACTTGCTAAATTCTTAACGCCAGATTTATTTTTTGATTCAACCTCAAAGCCAAGTTGCTTTAAGCGATCCAGCACAGCTTCAAGCTGTGCTAGGTTCAAATCTTTTGAACTGGTTTTACCCGTAGTGCTGGCAAGAATGTCTCTGTAAAGCTCATCATCTAAACCAAGTTTTGTTTTGCCCACATGAATTAGTTTGATCAGATTAGCTTTTTTATTGAATTTCATTTTTTGCCCATCCTTGCTAACTTTTCACGTGCTTCACCAAGCTCGCAGAAGAGATGGACAGTAAGGTTGTAATAGTCGCTTAAAGTTTTACTAATTTCTTTACCATCAATCTGAGACCATAAACCAATTTCAGCTTGGCAATGCTTGGTAATCATTGCTTGATTTGAAATATCAATTTTCTTTAACTTTTCTGACATATCACACCGCACCTTGGAATGCTTGAAACAAACCGATAATTGCTAGAAAAGCCAATGTGAGTGATGCACCAGCTTTAAATTTATATGACCGTTTTTCAAAAACAGTTAAGCCAGTATTATTTTTGGTGATCCAAGCTAATTTTGCTTCTTTCAAACATGATGCAAGGCCCATTAAAAAGACTGCAAAGTAAGCTAAGACTGTTGCCCAACTCATGACTTCATTCATGAAACCTCTCCCAAACTTTCCACCACTTCAGGTGGTGAATTTTCAATATCTTCAATGCTGATCATTTTGTTCTCGCTGCTCATCAGTACTGGATCACGACATCCAGCAGACACAGGCACGAATGCCTGTGTTTCGCTTATGCAACTAGGGTGTTCAAAGCCTTATCAATGGCACGTTGTTGAACTGTGTCCCGTGCAATTCTTTGATTGTTACTGTCCAATACGTGGTACTCGAAATAACCACAAAGATTGAACTTCCGAACGACTCTTAGACCTTTCTTTTCAAGAACATCTAAGTGATTTACTTTTGATGTCATTATTCTTCCTCGTCAGGTGTGGTGAACTTCTGAATTGCGGAATCAATGGCATCACGACCAGTGAAATCTTGAGAAACAAGCTCATCTTCATCGTTATAGACAAAGTACTTTTCTGTACCTGCTCCTACATTCCATTTCTCGACACGTAGACGATTAGAAATGAGGAACTGCAAACGGTTAGAATCATTTGTTGCAATAAGGGTTGACCCATCTTGTGCCGTCATTTCGATTGGGAAGTTACCTAAACAATGGAGTGCTGAACGCATTCCAAGAAGGAACATGTCTTTATCACGACCTTCAATATTTGCGAATTCATCACCACCATTACCTGTAAACGAAATTGTTTTTGCATCAGAATTTGCTGCACCACTAATGGTGTTTATTTTTTCGTCGAACCAAAACTTAAGGTGGTTTACAAGTTCAACAACTTCTTCATTCTTGTTATCCATTAACAGACTCCTTAAGTGTTTTGCCTGCTTTGAATGAAGGTACTTTTGCCGCTGCAATTTGTAGCTCTTCACCAGTTTTTGGGTTACGACCTGTACGTGCAGCGCGTTCTTTTACGGTAAAAGTTCCGAAGCCAATTAATGCAACGTCCTCACCAGTGGCAAGTGCTTTGGTGACGCCACTTTCAAAGGCATTAAGAGCAGCTGTAGCTTGTGCTTGAGTAAGAGAAGCTGTAGAAGCGATATGTTTGATAAGTTCTGATTTATTCATTGCGTATTAACCTTTTAAATGATTTGAACAAGCTGTAAGAATTGCAAAAAGCACATATAAAAATTCTGGTAAGCCTGTTGTGTTTAAACTTCCTGCGATGAACCCACAGGTAACTATTGCCATAGATAGTTCTTTCATTTCGTAAGCCCTTAAATAGAAGCTATGTCGAGTGAAAGTGGTAAGTAACCGCCAGTAGCATCATCACGTGTGTAAAAGCGTAGGTATGCTTTGCTACCAATGATGTTGATGCTGTCTGAAATGGCTTGCATTGCTTGCTTCCATTTCGGGTGGTTGATTTCAATGCGTTTTAATCCAAGTACTTTGGTTGTGCTGATGTCTCCCTTTTTGTCGACGTTAAATGCGTTATTAATGATGACCTTGATTTCGTCACGGCTGCCTTCGGTCCATTCTTCAAGGCACTCATCAATGAGTTGTTTGGCTGCTTGCAAACGTTCATCAAAGCTGATGTTTTCCGCGATATTGCGTTGGATTTTCAAACGTCCGTCATACGTCATGAGCGTTACGTTGCCTTTATTGCCGCCAACTTTTGCACCGTACTGGTCGGTAGAAATTTGGATAAAGCTGGCAATATCAGCAAAGCCTTCGAGCTTGAAATCTTTTAAAAGCTCATGGATTTCTTTTGCTTTCTCATGAAGTTTGCGAACTGTTTGATCACGCAATTTGTCAATTTCTTTAACATTGGCTTCTGGCACAAATGCACCCGAAGCGTTTTCCCAATAACCTTCTGGAATAGGCTTATTCATGTGTTTCTCCTTGTTCTGATTCAATTTCCGCAGCCTTGAGGCGTTGGTAGCACTGTTCTAAAGATTCATCTGCCTGCTTGTTTTGAGCGACATGCGCCATCAATTGTTCTTTGGGGATATTCTTCAGCCCACGCTCAGGCTGCTTCTCATTCATTTTGGTAAAACCAAGCATTTCGGAAACGCTGAAGCTTGGGCGCAGATGTTTTTGACGATCATGTTCAGCTTGCTCAGCAGCACGTTCAGCTTCAGTTTTTGCCAGTGGCGCAGCAGGTCGATGCTCGGTTGGTGCTGGTGCATTTTCTGGCTTGAATGAAATGATCACTTCATACAGATAACCGTGGTTTTTTAATGGCAGTTGCAATTTCCCTTGGTCACGACGCTCAAGCATGGTGTTGATTGCCCAGATCCAAGCAGCTTTAGGAGCTGGATAACTGTGATGACCACGTTTAATCTGTTGAGCGTTAACATCTGGTGCAATTTCGCCAAGTAACTTAGCTGTACGATCAAAAGTAAGTTCACGATTTTGAGGGCGGAACATTCCCAAATACTTGACCAGTGGCGTAGCTAAATCACCAACCAGATTTAGGGAAGCAACAAAAGCTTTGCTGGCTTCACCATGCCCTAATAGGGCATCTAGGCTGTTTGTTGCTCCGCAAGCTGGGCATCTAGTTCTCATTTAATGACTCCCAACAAGTCGCAACAATGCGTTGTGGATTGCCTTGATAATTAGGCAAGCACAGTCTTCACCAGAATCCCCTTGTAAGGCTTCTTGGTACAGTTCAAAAAATTCAGGATCATCAGAAATTTTCTGAAGCTGTTCCCATGTAAGTTCATTGGGAATAACCGCATGTTTGTTATCAACTAACTTATTTAAGTCTTTGTTGAAGTGCTGGCGTTTCTGTTTGATGTTCATAGACCACCTCGAAAATGCTTAGATTTGCTTTCAACTGCTGTTTGACAGTCAATGCAAAGCTTTACGTTGCCTAGAGCGCGACGACGTTCTAGAATTTCTGCACCACAGTCTTCACATTCATAGTTGCTGACTTGGTCAAAGTGTTTAATGTTGGCAAGTGCATGGTCTAAAGCCTGTTCAGACAATGTGCTTGCAACATCTGCGAAATCAGCCATCTCAACCTCCGAAAATTTTGCTTAATGCGTTAAAACCAGTGTATGCAACGACCATGATCGTGATGCAAACCATGCCAATGACGTAATCCTTATCCATTGCAACCTCCTAATACAGCCATCACCACAGCAACCCCTAAGGCCCAGAGCGAAAAGCTCACAGTCAGTACATTTCTTAAATTAAAATTCATGCTTAAACCCCCATCACGATGTCGCGAGTGATAACGTCCTCGCCAATTTCCGCTGCAAGGTTCATTGAGCTGGTAATTAAGTTACCAATCGCAAGTGGATATAAAAGTGAGCGTGTGGTTTTGCCAGCACTATTGATATGAGTTAAGCGATCTACAATTGCCTGAATACCGTCTTCAGTGATGATCGACTCCAGCTTTTTATCAGCGCTTTTAACTCGATGTTGTAAGTACTCAACTAATGAAGTGTTTGTTAAAGGGTCAAGCGTTACGCTCTCACAGCGCTGTACAACTTCACGAACTGCTGGGTTGCGCTCACTTAATTTGTTTGCAAGTTCTGGCTGACCAATTAAGACGATTCCAATTAATTTTTTGTAGCCATCTTCTAATTCAAAGAAACGCTTTAATTGTTTAAGAGTAGCGATTGGCAAGCTGTGAGCTTCTTCAATTATCAGTAAATGGCTATAACCAGCTTCGCTTGAATTTTTTAAAATCGTATGGACTTGGCGAAAACGACCTTCGGCAGATATGCGTGGTTTTTCCTGACCAGCACTCACCGTATTAATAATTGCTTCAGCAATATGGCTTGATTTAAGTGTCTTACCTTTAATGTCATTATCTTCAGTTGCAATGACGTATGGTTCGATAATCAAAATTGGTAATTTTTCACGACGAATACGGTCTAAAAGGTCGCGTCGTAAAGTCGATTTACCTGAACCTGACTCACCAGAGATTGCAATGAATCCACCATGTTTCGCGGTTTGATATAGCGCTTGGCGCACATAGTTGATATCGCTGTTCAAAAACAGTTCTTCAACTGCACGAACTTCATTTGTAAAAGGGTTGTCAAACAAGCCAAACAGTTTTTTAGCTTGTGGAGTCAACGACTGTTTTGCGAGCAACATGGCTTGTTCGTCCTCATTTAAAAGTTCATTAATTTGTTTGTTTCCATGTCGTGCCACTAAGGCGCGATACACATGGTCTAGTTCTCTTTCACTTGCTGCTTCTGAGCCAAGTCGTTCGAGAAGTGTTTTTTGCGGTGGTGCATCAAACATTTCGTTGAATGCGTCATCAATTTCTGTCTCGCTAATCTTTGCGTTGATCAAGAACTCTTTAAAACGGGCTTTCACAAACTCAGTATTCTTCTTCGGCCATCTCAGGCAGTTGATGATGATGTTGATCGATGACGCGCTTAGCTGTACGTATCGAGCTAAATCAGCTTGTATAATTCCGTTGTCTAAAATTAGATCCTTGAGTTTTGTCGAGCAGTCTTTTTGTTTCATGGTTGCTCCTTAACCAACAACGCGAAGTTGTGGAAGTTCTTGTTCAGCCTTGATTGCTTCGGCAATTTCACGTACTGCATCGGCAGGGACTAAACCATCTGGATAAGATTTTTTGAGGGCTTTGTAGTGATCCGTGGTCCACAGGTCACCGATTAAGCCTCGGATTTCTTTTGCTGCTTCTACTGTTGAAATAGGTGCAGATTCACGACGTTGTTTTGGTGTAGTGACTTGTTCGCCAGCACGTTTGATGTAAGTCGGAACTTCAACCGCTGTAACATCTGCCATAGCATTGAGCTGGCCTTCATAGGCTGGCTTTTTCTTGGCAATTGCTTTGTCAACTTGCTCCAGCGTGTCAGCGCCATAAGCGTTCTTGAGAATGCGTTTGCGGTTTTCGTCAATCGCGCTTTGTGGCATTGTTTTGATTTCTTCACCGATTACAGCTGCATCATTTCCGAAACCGACCCAGTCAACCTGAAGTGGTTCACATGTGAAAATGACTTCATTGCCGTGTTGATCTTTGGTCAATACATCGATGCATGGCGCACGGTATGGATTCACTACAATCTGCAACTTGGCTTTTGGATAAACCCCATCCACATGGCGAACGTCATAGTCTTGTGAGCCATAGCCCTGAATGGCATGACTAACGGTAAGATTGGCTTTTACTGTTTTTTCAACTGGTACTGTGCTGATAAGTTCTCGGCATAATTCCATCGGTGGAGCAATGCGTAATTGTTCAGGCTTAATGGTTTGCCATACAGCATTGCGGCTACGCTTAGTACGGCTATGAATTTTGGTTTCATTCCAGTACATGCGCCAATCAGCTGCTCTCGCATTTAGCTCTTGGATGTTGTTGATCTGCATGAAACGCAGACGGCCTTCAAACTGTGTTTCAACAATATTTTGAGCATTTTCAACTTGACCTTTTGCTTGTGAATTACCAGTTGCATGGGCCATAAACATTACATCTAGGCGTTCAAGTAAGTTCCTGAACAATCCGCTGGTGTTAGCACAACCTTTATCTGTGTAAAGGATGTTTGGAACACCGTGCATAGGTTCTTGAGCTGAGCGTTTTTGAATAGCGTTTAAGAAAATCTCAATTAAATTTTCAGAGCTTTCACTTCCATACACGTACTCAACATAGATTGAGCCTGAATAATGGTCAGTCATGACATAGCGAATCACACGGTCATTTTCGATTTTCTTCACATTGGCTGGTTTGTTCTTGTAGAACTTTTTCTCATCCATCACTTGCATACCACCGCGCGGGAGGTAGAACAAAACACAGACAGATGCATCGACTTGCCAAACATGGTTCGGGTGTAGCGATTTTTGCTGTGTATGTGCCGATGGTGTAGCCAGTTGTTTTGGGTGGCACATGTTTTGTTTCATGATGCGTGAAACAGTTGCCGCTGATACTTTTGGCGCTTTACCATCTGCAATGAGCATTTCAAGTGCTGTTGTTACTGGTAAAGTTTTTTTGCCATTAGCACGTGTTGCCACATGCACCATGCCACCAATCATTTCAGCTACTTCAGTTGGTACTACTGTTTTGCCTTTGTCAGAGCGTTGTTTGCGTTCAGATTTAAAACCTACTTTTTCAAGTTCACGGTAAAGTTGTGGTTTGCTAAGGCTTAAAAAGTCACAAGCAGTTTTAACAATCGCAGCTTTCCCACCAAACTCGGCAGCTGCAAGTTTGGCTGCAATTTCGCGCAAATAATCTTGTTTTGCTAAGTTTGGATTTGTCATGATTACTGCTCCACGTCTGTTGCAGTAAATGCAGCAGTATTGTCGTCAGCAGGTAACCATGCTGGGTTTACCATGGTTTCAAAATCAATTTGAATTCCTAGCTCAACACTAGTTTGTGCAATCTGTTGAAATGCGCTGATAACGAGGGCTTCAAGTTGCTCTTGGATGTTGTAAAGGCTATGCTCGTTGATGGTGTCTAAAACTGAGTTGACCGTATTTTTAAAACGCACGGTGTCGTTGTGCATTGTTAAACATGCGGTGTTGGCTTCTTCTAAAGCTTTAGCTGCAATTAGTTGCTCTTCAGATTCAGCGCGTTTTTTGATTTGAACAGGACTCTGGAGCTTTGTGAGCTTTGCATCTAGTTCATTAATCTTTTGGTCTTTCTTTTGGAGGAGTAAGTCACCAGCTTCTTTGTCAGCTTTAATTTTGCGAAGTTCATCTTTCAATTCGCGTACTGACATAGTTTCAATGCTGTCTAATGAAACCTCACCAATGCTTCCACCTTGTTCGATAACTTGTATTTCATCGTCATCTAGCGTCACAAGCTCAAGCAACTTTGTTTGATTTCCAGCTTTCTGCAAAAGCGAACTCGAATTCGTTTTTGAGAATTTCAACACCGCTGACATGAATTTTTGTGCCATGCGTGGAGTGAAATTCAGCATCTCAACGCGCTTATTAAACTCACCATGCGGCGTGATTTCTTTTAAGATTAATAGGCGCTTGCCAAGCTCCATCACTGCCTCAACAGTACGTTGTTGGAAAAAGCGAATTTCATCTTCCAATGCACCTACAGTTAAAGCTCCTTCATAACCAAGTTGCGTTGCTAAACCTGCAACAGCCTTTGTATGATTTTGAATTTCAACTTCAGTGATTACTTCATTACTCATAGCGAACCCTTATTAAAACTGTGTGTTAAGACGTTGGTTGTATTCATTAATTCGTGCTTGAACACGGTCACATTCTTCTTTACACGCTGTTGCAAATTTGACCGTCTTCACACTTGGGGCATAGTTGCCGTTGTCACGTTTTTCTACCCAACCATCCGCTTCAAGGGTTTGGAGTGCGCGAGTAATAAATACAGGTGTTTCTTTTAAGCTTTCAGAAAGCTGTTTATTGCTAAGGCCGAAAACGTAATGACCTCGCAGCGCGAATAAAACGCGTAGAACTTTCACGGCTGATTTATTTGTTGAACTCATGCCCATCTCCTTGAGTGAACTTGATTGACATTAGTTGCTGCTTAAGCTCTTCGTTGTCTTGTTCAGCGAAGAACCATTGGACATAACCGAATGTCGTTACAAAGATGATTAGGTAACGAAATGCAATACTTCCTGATTGTTTTTGTCTCATCTCTTTCCCCGTGTGCAAAAATGTGCGAATATGTGCAAAGTAACTAAACAGTGACTTTCTGTTTTGGTTCTGGTTTTAGGCCGAGAGCAACGGCAATCTTATGGGCGCGTCCAAAGTTTCCTTTAGATTGACCGTTGAGTACTTTGTAAACTTCTTGTGGGGTGAAACCTTTACTTTCAGCCCATGATGAAACAGGAATGCCTTGTTGGATAAATTCCTGTTTTACTTCTTCGGCAGTTTTTAGGTGCATATTTAGTTTCCCTTGTGTGGCTAAAGTTGCATTAAGTAGAACTTATAGCACCACATTAGTAACTATTTAGTTACTTGTCAATATTATTGGAGTGTTTTTTGTGACTATTGGAGCAAGACTTAAAGAAGAGCGTGAGCGACTGGGTTATACGCAACCAGTTTTTGCTGAATTAGCAGGCACTACCAAGAAAAGTCAGATAGATTACGAGAAGGATTTAACGCAGCCTAAGGCTGGTTATTTAGCTGCAATTGCAGAAGTTGGCGCTGATATTGGCTATATTGTGACTGGCAGAAAAGCCAATCAGTCACTAAATAGTGACTTTGCTTGTGAGTTTGATTTAGTCAATGTTTATGATGTTTCGGTGTCTGCTGGTGATGGTGCAGTTTGTTTAGGTGAAACAGAACCTGCTAGTCGATTGGCATTTAGAAAAGACTGGCTTTCAAGACATGGGCTTTATGCAAAGGACTTAGTCATTGTTTATGCTAAAGGCGATTCAATGGAGCCAACTATTCATGATAAGGAGCCTTTATTAATCAATACGATTGATAAAGAACTTACAGATGGATTTATTTACGTTGTGAGAAATCAAGAGAATTTCTGGGTTAAACGTGTGCAGCGTCAGTTTAATGAATTGTTATTATTGTCAGATAATGAAAAATATCTACCGATGAAACTCGATTTAAATGAGTCAACAGATGTTGAAATTATTGGCAGATGGATACCACCTAGTCGCGGGACTTTTTATTAATGAAAAACTTTATTTTAATAGTTGGCCTAGTTGCATTAACAGGTTGTGCTAAAGAACCTGTTGCGGAAAAAACAAGTGACTCAGAGCAATATGTGTCGGGTGCTGCAACACAGCAAGAAGCAGCGACTAATACTGAACTGCAAGGTTCTACTGAGTCTGATGCAAAAGAGCTTACACCTGATCAAGCAAAAAAATTTGCAGTTCAATTATTGAAAAAAATTAATGATGATGAAAAATTTATTCGTGATGCTGCTGAGTTAAAAGAAAAAGAAACTCTTGAAAAATATGTAATGAATGATTGGAATCAGTATGTTCAAAAACCATTTAGTTCTGTGGAAGAAAAAATGGATATTGGTCATGCCTACTTTCCTAGTTCAACAGTAATGTATCCATATACCTCATGTGATACAGCATTCACGGACTTAAATTTATATGCGAATGCTCTTTACCAACAAGTACGTGAAGATACTGCAACTATGCGAAAAATAGTACGTCAAGAAGAAGAAGACTATTTGAAATCGAAGGCTAAATGTGAAGCTCGTGTAAGTTTATCTTATGAGCAAGCATTGGCCGCAGATGAAGCAGAATAAACTGAGCGGAAGCATTTCCGCCTGATAAAAAAATAGTTCAGATAGCAACATGGCCTCATCATTTGATGGGGTTTTTTTTGTGAGCAAAACTTTTCAAACAGCACTAAAACGAGTGCTTCAGCATGAGGGCGGATATGTAAATCATCCCTCTGATCCTGGTGGTGAAACCAATTACGGCATTACAAAAAGCGTTGCCCGTCAGTACGGTTATAAGGGTTCAATGAAAGATATCCCAATGGATATTGTTGAGAAGATTTATAAAAACCAATACTGGGATGCAATGAGTTGTGACAGTTTCCCATTCTCTGTTGGTTTCCAACTTTTTGATGCAGCTGTTAATCATGGTCTGCTTAATGCTCGAAAACTTTTACAACGTGCAGTCGGTGTGAAAGATGATGGCATTGTTGGTTCTTTAACTTTAGCAGCGGTTCGTAAGCAACCACAGTTTGCTTTAATCAGTTTATTCAACTCCAAGCGTATTGAATTCTATACAAAGATTTCAACTTTCAATGCCTTCGGCAAAGGCTGGATGGCACGTGTAGCGGTGAACTTGAAATATGCTGCGGAGGATATGTTATGAGCCAATGGAAGCGTAATTTCCGACGTCAGCTAGCCAAAAGTCAAAATGGTTTGTTGAATCAAAATAAACCTGTTGATTCACAATATATTCAAGGTGTTGCAGTAAAGCTCAAAAAGCGCTGGATTGTAGAAAATTGGCGTAGTGGCTGGTTGTGGTTGTCGAACTGGTTCTTTGCATTAATTGCATATATTCAATTATATGGCGTGCCACCAGAATTGATTCAATTACTCCCGTTAGCAACTCAGAAAGATGTAACAGCTACTTTGGCTGTCTTGGGCTTTTTTACTCGTTTTATTGATCAAAACCGCCCTAAGCCTTTGCCACCAGTTGACGAGGACAATTAATGCAAATCAACCCCGCAACTGTGTTAGCTCTGGTTTCATTTCTTTGTAACTTTGGGCTTGGTGTTTATATCTTTGTTTCAAATCGCCAAGCCGCCAAAGACAAAGAGTTGCAAGAAACTAAAGAGCGTTTGACTCAAGTAGAAGAACGTATTCGTAACATGCCTGATCACCAAGTGATCTATCAAATGTCTGGTGATATGAAAGCCTTAAAAGAGTCTGTTGCGGGGTTGAAAGAACTTATCTCCCCCTTAGCAAAGGCGGTAGATCGTGTGAATGATTACTTATTGCATAACAAGGATTAAATATGAGCTTCGCCAATCATTTAAAAGAAGACATGCGTTTGGTGGTATTGCGCCTTTTACATGAATTACCACAGTACCGTTCTAACTCGTCAGTACTTGTTGCTGGTCTAGATCGTTACGGACATAGCTTTAGTCGGGATCAAGTTAAGACAGAATTACACTGGCTTGCCGATCAGGGCTTAGTAGTACTTGAAGATGATCTTGGTTCTGTGTTGGTTGTTAAGTTGACTGAGCGTGGAATGGATGTCGCTACTGGACGAATTTCAACACATGGTGTTAAACGTCCTTCTGCATAGGAGCAAATATGTCAAAGTCTTTTATGCATAAGTTGTCAGATGAACAACGCGCATTTGTAGAAAAATTACTGCGTGAAGACAGACTGACATTAAATGAAATGCTAGATGAGATTCGCGCTGAATTTCCAGCTGATTCTATTCCAAGCCGTTCAGCATTAGGTCGTGAAAAGAAAAATTGGGCTGAAGAAGCCAAAGCCATGCGCGAAATTGCTGCTGCCTCAGAAGTCTTGGTTAAAGAGTTTGGTGAAGATCCCGACGATAAAGGCGGTATTTTGTTGGCTCAAGCAGTACAGGCTATTGTGACCAAGAAAGCATTGGATGAGCTGACCAATACAGGTGATGACCCTGAAAAGCCAAAAATGGATATTGATGCTGTTGGTGCTTTGGCTCGTGCTGCCCGTGCAGCAATGATGACCAAGGAAAAGGCAATGGATAACCGTGATGAAGTACGTCGTCAAGCAAGAGAAGAGTTGCTCAAAGAACAAGATGAAAACCTCAAAAAAGCTGCTGCATCTCAAGGTATGGGTGAAGAGCAAATTCAATTTTGGCGTGAAAAAGTATTGGGTATTAAATAATGACTGCACCAAAACCTCGGCAAGATACAGTACGGGTTATTGACTGGGATGAGCTTCCTGAACGTGCTCGAAACCTGCCTAATAATCTGAATCCTTTTGAAGAAGGTGTTTTGATGAAACACCAAGTTGAATGGTTGAAGATTAAGACAGACATTAAGGCGTGTCCTAAAGGGCGTCGAACAGGTATTACTTTTGCCGAAAGTTTTGATGCAGTTTTTACAGCTGCCGCCAGTAAAGAAGCTGGCGGTATGAGTGTTTATTATATTGGGGATACCAAAGAAAAAGGCCTTGAGTTCATCGGTTACTGCGCCAAGTTTTCCCGTGTAATTGCAGAGGCTCAAGGGCAAGGTATTTCACAAATTGAAGAGTTTCTTTTTGAAGACCAAAACGACAAAGGAGAAACACGTCAAATCACTGCGTACCGTGTGCGTTACTCAAGTGGTTTTCAAATCGTAGCCTTATCAAGCCGACCTGAAAACATCCGTGGTCTACAGGGTAAAGTTATTATTGATGAAGCAGCCTTTCACCCAAACGTACAAGGTGTTATTGAGGCAGCAACTGCACTTTTGATTTGGGGTGGTCGTATCTCAATTATTAGTTCACATAATGGGAAAAATAATCCATTCAATCAATTTGTCAAAGATATTGAAAATGGTGTATTTGGTGAAGATGCCGCTGTGCATGTAGTCACTTTTGATGATGCTGTTGCTAATGGATTGTATGAGCGTGTTTGCTTCATGCAAGGCAAAAAGCCAACCATTGAAGGTAAAGAAAAATGGTACACCAAAATCCGTAAAGCTTATGGTAGCCGTAAGGCAGCCATGCGTGAAGAATTAGACGCAATCCCTCGTGATGGTTCATCGGTATGTTTACCGACTTTGTGGGTAGAGCGTGCGATGACGGAAGTTAGGACGATATTGCGCCTGCAATTGGGTGATGATTTCACGGAGCTAACACCCGATGAACGTGATGCATATATCGATGACTGGATTCAGCGTTATTTAGAGCCAGAATTACAAAAGCTTGATAAGACTAAACAGCATTGTGCTGGGCAAGACTATGCACGCCACCGTGACTTTAGTTTTATTTTGCCATTCTATATAGCTCAGGATTTACGTCGGATTGCACCTTTTGTGATTGAAATGCACAAAGTGCCTTCACGACTTCAGCAAAAAATTCTCTGGTATATGCTTGATCGATTGCCACGCTTTGGTGGTATTGCAATGGATGCGACTGGTAACGGTGAAACCATTGCTGAGAATACTGCCGAGAAATATGGTGAACACATGGTGCATCAAATTAAATTGAGTCGAGCTTGGTATGGTTTGTGGACACCTAAATTAGTTACAGCGTTTGAAGAAGATATGGTTGATTTGCCAATCGATGCTGACTTAAAAAATGACTGCTCTGCGATTGAGGAAGTAGACGGTATTTACATGGTTTCAAAAGCTCGTGCAAAGGATATTAAGGACCCTGAGCTGTATCGACATGGAGATGGTGCTGTTGCAATGATTTTGGCTTGGTTTGCAAGTTTGCATCTGGCAACTGCTATTGAATTTACTCCACTGCCTTCAAAAGAGGAAATGGAGCTAAGTGATGATTATGATGATTGGGCTGGCTCGATTGGGTGGTTTTAAGAAATTCGTTCAATCTGCATATGTCTGTTTCCATTATCATAAATTGTAGCTATCTTATATTTATGCTCATACTTGCGACCTAAAATATTTTCAAACTCAATAGTTATCTCTCGTTCAACATCTTTGTTTTCTCGGTAAAGTGCATCTTCAACAGGAGTAAATGATGAGCTAAATACTTGACGATGACCTTTAGGGAAAAATTCAAAATCCTGCTTTTTATTTGGTAAATGTTCGAGGGAAATATGCTTTGCTGCATTTTCACTTTGATTTATAAGACTAAAACTAAAATAAATCATGCCATATTCGACACCAACTACAGCTTGAAAACTAATCACTGGCGCAAGAGAATTATGTCTATCTTCTAGTTCAGCTTGCTGTAGTTGTGCCATTATTTTCTGTTGATCAACTGACTCCTTCATTTCAGCGACTTGTAATTGCAGTGCCTCAGTACTTGCTCTTAACTCCTCACTTTGAATCCTGATTGATTCATTGTTTTGCTTATATCCCAAGATCAAAAATAAAAAAGCAAGTGGTGCAAAAGCGCCTGCTAAAAAGTCACCTAATTCATTTGAAGGGAGTAGTACATTTTCACCCTCACTTAAGCAAAATATTACGGTGTATAAAATAATAAAAGACAAATAAAGAAGAACTACCCAAAAGACCCATGTTTTATAAATAGATGCTTTCTGCGGTGTTGGTGTTGGTGTTGGTGTTGGATTTTGCACGGAAAGACTTCCCCCTGATTATCAAGTTTTAATTTTTTAATAATTCAAAACGAGGTGACGACACTTGTTGGAGCAAGAGTCGCCCCCTTTGGTAAAAGTGCTACCGCAGGCTTAGCCTCGTTACTGTGCACACAGTTATTGCAGGCTATCAAAAATGAAAAAGTTTTGCAGTAGGTGAAATAATGAAAACCAAGCCAATTGTTCCTTGGATGGGTGGTAAGCGTCGTCTGGTGTCGCAACTGATTGAAAAAATGCCAGAACACCAATGTTATGTAGAACTATTTGCTGGTGGTGCAGCTTTATTCTTTATGCGTGAAGAACAGTCCAAAGTTGAAGTGATTAATGATTTAAATGGTGAGCTGGTGAACTTGTATCGAGTTGTTCAGCATCACCTTGAAGAGTTTGTCCGTCAATTTAAATGGGCGCTGGTCAGCCGCCAGATGTTTGAGTGGCTTAAATCTGCCAGTGTTGAAATGATGACTGATATTCAACGGGCAGCACGTTTCTATTATTTGCAACACACGGCATTTGGAGCCAAGGTGTCAGGTCAAACTTTTGGTACAGCAACCACAGCCCGACCAGTAAACTTGCTCCGCATAGAAGAACAACTGAGTGAAGCTCATTTGCGTCTCTCTGGAGTGACAGTTGAGCATTTAACATGGGATGCATGCCTACTGAAATATGACCGTCCTCATAGTTTTATGTATGCCGATCCACCGTATTGGAAATTAGCTGGTTATGGTGTCGGTTTTGGTTTGGATCAATATGAAAAAATGGCTGAGCTTATGAAGACCTGTAAAAGTAAAGTCATGCTTTCAATAAATGATCATGAAGACATGCGTGCTACTTTTGATGGATTAAATATTTCCACCACAAAAATTAAATATTCAGTGGGCAATTCTGGCTCAGGTCGTGATGAAAAACAGGAACTAATCATCACCAATTACTGAAGCATGGTGTTTATGGATTTATAAATCTTTATAAACGCTCTTTACGGCATTTGTTTTGTATTTTGCTGCAATGATCCGTAAAACAGATTAAGTTGCTTAAATCGCAAATGAGCGCATGAAATTGGGCGGAAGCATTTCCGCCTGATTTTAAAGCTTTCAAAATTCCACAATGGTGCAGAATCCTCAAATTATATTTGCATCTATCATGGCTAAAAAAGACCGTTCCCCAAAAAAACAAGATCGTACTGCACTCGAAACAAATCAGACCGCTGAAATCGCTTGGCTGACTAATCAGGCCCAAGAACATCCTGTGGTTGGAATGACTCCACAGCAAATGTATCGCTTACTCACTGATGCAGAACAAGGCAACTTGCAAGCTCAAGCTGACCTGTTTGCTGATATGGAAGAACGTGACGGTCATATCTTCAGTGAGATTGATAAACGCAAGAAAGGCATTAATGGTCTTGACTGGGGTGTTAAGCCACCAAAAAATGCATCTGAGCAAGAAAAGAAAATAGCTGAAGAGGTTCGTGAATGGATTGAGGACATTCAAGACTTTGAGATGTTTTTATTTGATGCAATGGATGCTGTTGGTCATGGCTACAGCTGCCAAGAAATTGAGTGGCATCAAGTCGGCAATTTGTGGCTACCGAAAAGCTTTGAGCACCAGTTGGCACGTAATTTCATGACGCCTTTTGATAAACCGAATGAGTTGCGTCTTAATGACGGTAGTCCAGAGGGTGCTGAGTTTTGGGACTTCGGTTGGTTTATCCATCGTCATAAAGCAAAATCGGGATACATTGCTCGATCAGGTTTGCATCGAATTTTGTGCTGGCCGTTTATCTTTAAGAATTATGGTATTCGTGACGTGATGCAGTTCCTTGAAGTTTACGGTCTACCAATCCGCCTTGGTAAATATCCTTCAGGTGCAACCGATCAGGAAAAGATGACTTTACTGCGTGCAGTTATGTCGATTGGTCGTAATGCTGGAGGTATTATTCCAGCGGGTATGAGTTTGGATTTTGAATCGGCAGCTGATGGTGACACAAAGAATCACATGTCACTCATTGATTGGTGTGAGAAAACAGCTTCAAAAATTATTGTTGGTGGAACTTTGCTGTCTCAGGCAGATGGTAAAACTAGTACCAATGCCCAATCTAATACCCATGAACTCCAGTTTGAAAAAATTATTAAGTCTGATGCTAAGCAATTGGCACGATCATTAACGGATTACCTTGTCAGCGCTTTAATGCGGTTGAATTATCCAAATATTCAACCTGACCGTTATCCGAGCTTTTTCTTTGATACTTCTGATACTGAAGACATGCAAGTCTTTGGTGAATCGCTTGAAAAGCTGGTTGGTGTTGGGATGAGAATCCCACTGTCATGGGCACATGAAAAACTTGGTATCCCTCAGCCTGCCGATGATAAAGAACCGATTTTGGGAATTCAAAAAGAGCCTGCACCTAATTTGGCAATGAATACATACCAGCCACAATTGTTGGGTGGCATTATTGCTGCCAATTCAGCACAGCTCCCTATCGAAGAGCAAGCATTGCAACTGTTGCTAAAGGATCAAACCAATATTGCCCAAGACACAGTTGAGTCGTGGACCAAGCAACTATTGTCAAAAATTCAGTCAGGCAATGAAGAAGAGATACTTGCACTTCTACAAGATGCCTATCCTGCTGATGACGAACCAGCATTACAGGAAAAACTGACACGCCTGATATTTGCCAGTGAAGTAATGGGCCGTCTGAGTGTTCAAGCGGAGCAAAGCTAATGCCTACAGCACAACGGCCTGAGCTAAATGCTCTGTTTACTTTGCCACCTGAAGATGCCATTTCTTATTTGGAAAAGAAAGGCTTTAAAATCGGTTGGGACTGGCATGAAACACTTGATAATGCACACAGCAAAGCATTTACCGTGGCAAAAGTTGCACGTATGGATCTGCTTCAAGATATCCGTCAGTCATTAATCACAGCCATGCAACAAGGTCAGTCGCTTGAGCAGTGGAAAGCTAGTATTACACCTACGCTTCAGGACAAAGGTTGGTGGGGAAAGAAAATTGTTGTTAACCCTGAAGGCCGTGAACAGGAAGTACAGCTTGGCAGTCCACGTCGATTGCGAACAATTTACGATACAAACATGCAATCCGCATTTGCAGCTGGGCGCTATAAGGCCATGCTGGCTGGTGCAGAAACGCGTCCATATTGGGAATGGCGTCATATTTCCATTAGTAACCCGCGCAAACAACATGTGGCCTTGAATGGAAAGATTTTTAGTTATGACGATCCATTTTGGTCGGTAGCTTATCCACCGTCAGAATGGGGTTGCAAATGCCGTATTATTGCCCGATCCAGACGTGAGGTTGAAGGCAAAGAAATATTAACAGGCAAAGGTCACGCCAGCACAATTAATGAAAAAGTCGGTGTTGATCGTAATACCGGCATGAATGTTGTTGCTAAACGGACTCAATTTAATATCCCAACCAATGACGGTACGCTGACATTTGCTCCAGCAGCTGGATTTAATGGGTCACCAGCCACAAGTTATTTGATCGATAATGTTTTGGCTCAGCGGGCCACGGATTTAATGGGTTCGTTCAAGGGTTTAAAACAAACTCAGGAATTATTGACTACACCAACACGGGCAAAAATCCACGAAAAATTTATCCAGAAAGCCTTACGTCTAACTGAGCCTAAAAATGAAATCAGTATTATTGGTGCACTTCAAGCCAAGGAAGTCCAAATACTTGCAAGCCAAGGTGTTCCGTTTGAATCTAAGCTTTTATTTTTAAGTGATGAAATTATTGTTAATAAAGAATATTCAGGTGTTGCTGTTAGTCGGTTGATGGCTTTGCCTCAGTTAATTACTGAAGCTAAGCAAGTATTTTGGGACCCTAAAACCCAACTATTGTTTTATGTCCTTGAAAAGGATGTTGTTCAGTTTTCAATGAGTGAAACAACACGCACTTTTGGTGTGTCTAAAATTTTGCGTAAAAAAGACTGGCAATCTGAAGGACTGGAGATAATTCAATGACCATAGAACTAGGTAATAGAGAATTAAGGACAAGGCTTACTCGCGTTGCTGAAGCAATGCAAGATACAACGCCACTTGGTCATGCTATTGCCAACAGTTTTTTGACAGTTACCGAGGACAACTTTGATTCTGAAGGTCGTCCAGCATGGGCTGGTTTAAGCCCAGTTACCTTGGCCCGTCGTAAGTCAGGGAAAATGCTTTTTCAATCAGGTCAGTTGCGTCGCAGTATTACTACACGTGTGTCAGATAATGAAGTCGAGATTGGGACAAATGACCCCAAAGCGCCAACACAGCATTTTGGGGCTAAGCAAGGTCAATATGGTAAGTCTTCAAGAAATGGGCCTCTTCCATGGGGCGATATTCCTGCCAGACCATTTCTACCAATGGATAGTGCTGGCAATTTACAGCATGAGGCAGAGCTTGCCATTTTTGATGATGTAGACCATTACTGGCATCAAATATTTAATTTCTAAAACTGGGCGGAAGTGTTTCCGCCTGATCTTTTTTCTCCCCACATTCTAATCTCCTAACATCATTTAAAAAGTTGATGTTATGACCGATTCAATTCTTGTAGCTCAATGCTCATTCGATTTAACCGTACCGTCCGATCAAGCGGAATATTTGGTATTGGTTCCTGAAGGTGTTTTCCAAGGCCGTGATGGACGTCCTACCGATGCACCTCATTGGGTTCTTACACCAGAGCGTGGTCGTGAAATCGTTGCAGCTTTGAATCAACACAAAGTTGATATGGTCATCGACTACGAACACGCCACATTAAAAAGCCAGAGTACAGGTGAGCCTGCACCAGCTGCTGGCTGGTTGAAGTCTGCAAACTTCAGGTATATCGATGGAGTTGGAATATGTAGCACTAAATTTGAATGGCTTGATAAAGCAAAAGCCTTTATTGAGTCGGGTGAATACAAATATTTATCGCCTGTATTTTTCTACAACACACATGGCGAAATCCTAGCATTAATCAATGTCGCTTTAACTAACAACCCTGCATTAGACCAGTTGCCCGAAGCCAAGCTTGCTGCGGCAGCTCAGCAATTTTTTGCCCAAAACAATGATGAGGATTCAACAATGAATGAGTTTCTAAAGCTCATGCTTAAAAAACTGGGGCTGGCTGAAACCGCTTCAGAACAAGAAGTGTTGGCAGCTGCCAATAGTGTTTTCACTAAACTTGATGGTGCTTTTGGTACTTCAACTGCTAATGATCAGACCTTATTGGCTGCTATCGATAAAGCCATTGAAGTCAAAGCGGCAGCAAACAGTCAGGCTGTTGTTGATCCGACCAAGTTTGTACCAATCGCTGTATATCAAGAAGCTGTTGCGAAAGCTGGTAATGCTGAAGCCGCTCAAAAAACTAAAGAGATGGATGACCTCATCCTTGCCGCTTGTAGTGATGGACGTTTAACAGGTGATGTCGCCATTAATTACTACAAAGAGCTGGCAAAAACTCATCCTGATGTTGCTAAAGCACAGATCGAAGCTTTGCCAAAAATTGCAGCTTTAACCCAAAAGCAAACCACTACTCACCAACATAACCAGCCTAATCAACAGCAAGTTTCTGCTGAAACTTTGGCTGTCGGTAATTTGATGGGTATTGAATGGAACGAGGCTAAATAATCATGAGCAGTATTTTAACTCAAGAAGAACGTCAAACCCTGCGACGTGAAGTCGGTTTAATTCATGTACCAGTAAAAGCTGGTGCAACGGTGGTGGCTGGTTTTATTGCTGTTGTTGATGCCACAGGTCATGCCGTCACAGCCACTGCTGCAACAGGTCTGACTTATTTAGGTCGCTACGAAGATAGCGTTGATAACACTGATGGCGGCAATGGTGATGTTTACGTTTTAGTGCGTACTCACGATGCCTTCTTGTTCGCTAATAGTGCAACTGATCCAGTTACTCAAGCATCGTTTGGGAAGCCTTGCTATATCGAAAATAGCGAAACGGTTGCCGAAACAGATGCTGGTGGAACCTTGTCAGTAGCTGGTCGTGTAGTTGGTGTAGATGAAAATGGAGTATGGGTCGAATGAATGTTAATGGCGCAAATTTAAATGCAATTTTCCTAAACCTTAATAAGGTTTTCAACCAGACATTTAATGATGTTCCTGTTGAATATCCTGATATTGCAATGGTTATCCCTAGTAGCGGTGCTTACATGGATTACCGTTGGCTATCGAATTTCCCTCAGATGAAGGAATGGATTGGCAAAAAATACATCAGCAAACTTGCTGAGTACAACTACGTTGTTCGCAACAAAGATTATGCTGCGACCATTGAAGTACGTCGTAACGATATTGAAGATGACCAAATTGGTATCTATAAGCCACAAGCTGAATCTGCTGCTTGGTCTGCAAAACAGCATCCAGATGAGCTGGTGTTTGAAGCTGCCAATGCTGTATTTGATGCCAAATGTTATGACGGTCAACCAATGGTTTCTGCTAACCATAAAGTTGGTAAAACTACTGTTAGCAATAAAGGAACCAAGAAGCTTTCTATTGCATCACTTTCAGCAGCTCAAGCGTCTTTTGGCGCAGCGCGTACAGCAATGCGTAAGTTTAAAGATGAATCTGGTCGTCCTTTAAATATCACACCAAATGTACTGCTAGTTCCTCCAGCACTTGAAGATATTGCTAATGCATTAATGACAAATGCGGTATTGGAAGATAATAAGCCAAATCCATATAAAGGAACTGCTAAGGTCAAAGTGTCTGCACGTTTGACGAATGACAATGCTTGGTTCCTTTTGGATACAACCAAACCTGTTAAACCGTTTATCTACCAAGTGCGTAAAAAACCAGTGTTTGTCTCACAAACTAATATGGATTCTCCATCTGTATTTATGGAAGGCGTTTTCCTATTTGGTGCTGAAGCGCGTGGTAACGGTGGTTATGGTTTCTGGCAAACAATTTTCGGCTCGACTGGTACGGAGGCGTAAGCCATGAGCTATGCAACGGCAGCCGCGATGATTGCAAAGTTCGGTGAGCGTGAACTTATTCAGCTCACTGATAATGAAGCTCCATATCAGGATGTCATTAATTACGACAAGCTGAATAAGGCTTTACAGCACGCTAACTCTCAAATTGAGGGCTATCTTGTTAGTCGCTATAAGCTGCCGTTGCAAACAGTTCCGCCATTTTTAGAATCCATTGCATGTGACATGGCTCGTTACCATGCCTGTACTGGAGCATTTTCTGAGAATGATCCTATCCGTACACGTTATGACGATGCGATTAAAACCCTAAAGGAAATCGCAAAAGGTAACGTCAGTCTAGGTAACGCCCCAGCAGGTGAGTCTGAGCCTGTTAAAACCTCCTCTAACAACGTCATGTTTCAAGTCGGACGCAATGATTTCGGAGGTCGTGGATGGTAAATCTTGATCTCGGTATTGTTGTGCAAGGCATGAAAGATGTCATGGCCAAACAGATTGAAACTAAGGTGTGGCCGTGGATTCGGGAAATCAAAACCTATGGTGGTGAATTCGATGATGAAAATCTAGCTTTTATCGATACATTCCCTGCGATCTGGGTGACTTTCCAAGGATCAGGTGCACCTCGCAAAATTGGTGCGAACAAAACTGTTTATCCCGTTAATTTAGTTGTTTTGGTTGGTGCTCGTTCAGTCCGCAACGAAGAAGCTCAACGCTTAGGCGGTGGTCGTGACATCGGAACTTTTAAGATGTTAAGCCTCGTTCAAAACTTGCTTATTGGCAATGATTTATCAAGTGTCAATGTAAAAGGTTTAGACCCATTAGAGCTGGGTCGCACCAGAACAATTTTTAATACAACAACACGCAAACAGTCTGTGAGCGTGCTTTCTCAAGAATTTCATACCCAATACACCATCACGGCTTCTGATAGAGACCGTGAAGAAGCTGAGACTGTTGAAGATCTGCTGGGTATTCAAGTCGATTATTACTTTCAACCGAACGACGGCATTGTTGATGCCTCGGATCGTGTTGAGTTTCAGGAAAATTAAGCTATGTCTATTTCTGCAAATATTAAAGTTCCAGACGTATACACCAGCGTCAATATCAATACTCAGCGTACAGGTTTACCCCTAAATGATCAGCGAGTTTTGTTTGTGACGCTGGATGTTTTGTCAGAACAATTTAAGCCAGTTGATGTCTATGACAAGGCAGATGCTGATGCCAAGTTCGGAGCGAATTCACAAGCTGGGCGAATGATCACTGCTGCTGTAAAAACTAATCGTACCGTGAATGTGCAAGCTGTAGCTCTTGCAGTTGAAGGTGTACAAACCCAAGCGGCTTTACATACCGAATCAGGTGACCCAGTGTTAGCTGAAGACGGTGCTTTGATTGAACCATAAGGAGTAATGTATGGCTCAACAAATCGTAATTGAAGTGCCTGGTACTAAGATTAGTGAATTAGAAAAAACATCTAGCGTTTCTCGTGGGGACGTTGCACCAGTAGTTCAAGGTGATGAAACAAAACAAGCGGATATTGGGCAAATTGCTGATTTTGTTAAATCTGAGCTGGGTTCTGCTGCAATAAAAGATGAATCTGATTTTGCAACGCCTGCTGCGGTTGCAGAAGTAAATCAGTCAAGTCAAATGCGTGATGATGCCCAAAATGAGCGTATTGACAACGTAGAACATGGGCTTGTTTCTATTGGTGGTGGCGCAGATGCTTCATTTAGTACTTATGCAGAAATGATTGCATATGTACCCCCTAAAGCTAATGTTTCAGTCCGTAATAATGATCCAGACCCTGAATTACGTGGTGTATATACGTGGACAGGTACTGAATATGTGGAGGGTTATGATCCTCTTGTTGCCGCAATAAAATATACAGATGATCAAGTTTATGAAGTTAATCAAAATGTAAGTAAGCGAATTGGTCAACAACGTAATAAAACAATTCAGCCAATTGCGGTTGATAGAAAACGACGATCCGCACTTTGGTTGGTAAAAGGGTTGCTTGCATTTGCTGGTTTAGAAGAGAAAACGTTAGCGAGAGTAATGTGGCAGCTTGGACTTGGAAGAATCATTTCATCTAAGTACGCAATTCTCTGGGTGGATCGTCAAGGTAAGATTCCATTGTGGCTGGAAAATGGACTTTTTAACTGTGCTGGGGTTCATCCGCATGTGGTTAAATTAATTAAAGACCAATTCGGTGAAATTGATGCGCCTAAAACAAATAATGTTAATAAAGCAGCTTATCCAATTATTAGTGATGGCGCATCTCTAACACAATTGAAGTCGAAAATTGCAAACCTTAAAAGTGGTCAAACTACCCAATTGCGTATTGGAGTTATTGGGGATAGTTGGGCAGAACATAATACAATCACACAAGCATTAGCAGACTTGCTCAGAAATGAGTATGGTGAAGCAGGTTCGGGCTGGATTAATGTTGGTGCTGAAAGCAACCAACTTGATGCTATCCAATTGGTAAAATCTGGCACTTGGGCATATCGAGATCTTGATCAAGCAACTACCTTCCCAGATGGCAGTGGGCCAGATGGCTTCATCCTCACCAGTACAGCTGCTGGCAACACAATAAAGCTTAGTAATTTAACTAAAGGCGATAAGTTAACTATCTTTTTTGGCAAGAAAGATGGTTCATTTAAATATTCAGTAAATGCTGGAGCTGAGGTGGTTGTTAATTCTTCTGCAACTGGTACTGACGTACAAAGTGCCCTTGTTACGTTAACTGACGCTACAAGTGAGCTTTTGCTGACTACAATTTCAGGAACTGTGGTGATTTACGGCTTTCATCTGCGTAAATCAACAGGTTCGGGAGTTGAAGTAACAAAACTTGGTAATGGTTCGTGTACTGGTCGAGATTACTTAAAAATTTCCCCAACCGCCCAAATGAACTTTAGTGATTACCTGAAATTTGACCTCATCATAAGCTTTTTGGGTACAAATGACTACCGAAAAGGTCATAGTGTTGAGGAATATAAAGATGGTGTTTCAGCATATATTGACGGCTATAGAACTAACAACCCGAATTGCGGTGTAATTTTGGTAGCTCCTGCGGACTCAAAAGCTACTCCTATCATCCCCTTAACTGAATTTAGAGATGCAGTTTATGAAATCGCACAAGCTAAGCAAGCCGAGTTTTATAACATGCATGATGATTGGAATTTGTATGACACAGAAAAATTAAACGGTATGTGGAAAGATACTCTTCATGTGAATGAGATCGGAGCTTATCGTTTAGCAATAAAAATATTTAATAATTTTATGGAGCTATAAGTATGAGCGCATATTTAATACTAGATGTTGATTTGCCTGATGGACCTGAATATCTAGATTTATCTGTAATGATGTTACCCGAATCTATAAGCAGTGTTGGCAGAATAATGGCTGCTTATAACTTTACATCTGGTCTTGATGCGATTGCTGGAGAAATTAATTCGACTGTAGTGGGCGCACCTGTAGAGACGGATGAGGGTTTTTATCTTGGTAATACGGGTTATATTGATACAGGGCTAAAAGAAACAGATGAGTTCCTTTGGATTGCACTTGCAAGGGTGTCGAGCGGTACAATTTATACTCCTCTTATTTCAAACTTTGTAGCTTCAACACTAAGTTCATCGGGTTTCTCTCTGGGTAATAATGTTGGAAAAACAACTACCGCGGTGAAATTGGCTAACAATGCGGATGCCTCTGGTTCATTTAATGCGGTGAACATTACTGTCGGTAATTGGGCATTAATTGCATTATCCAAGAAAATAGAGACTGGTGGTTATAGATATCATTACGCATGTAAGCCTGCTGGTGCAGTACTTCAACAAGCTAGTTCATCTCTAGGAACAGCTTCAAAAAATACAGAACAAAGTATCTGTATTGGGTGGACTCCTAAAGGTGGTTCATTAATTCAAAATGCAACTACACTCATTAATTTTGCAAGTATTCATTCAAAAGGGCTTAGTTCTTCGGAGCTTGGAGCACTGATGAATTCTGTGGTAGCTGAGTTAAATCAACAAGGTTTTGGTCTTTAATCAGGAAATTTCATCATGACTCTTCAAAATACACTCGATACTATTGCTCCACTCGGCCACACCATTATTGCCGTTTCTGCTCCTCCAGCAGCTGGAACTGATACAGCTGCATGGATTGATCACCTAACATCGGTAAGTGATGCCATCAACCAAAAGCCAGCAATTCTGGTAGTTCCATTTACTGATATTGTTGCTGCTGAAACTTTTGCAGATCAGGCTCCAGTGAAAACATGTTACCGTGTGGTGGTGGTTTGCTATCACGGTGCAACAGGTCAAGAACCTGAACTTGCAGCAGCAATGGCCGCAGCTTTGGCAGACTCAAACGATCCAGCTTTACCATTCAACGGTGTGAATCTTGAAGGTGTAACGCCAGTTTCAGATGAGTACAAACTGAAGTTTGAGCGTATCAATGCGGCTTTAAACAAAGGCGTTTGTATGATCGAAACTGGAGCTGACGGCAAGCCTGAAATTGTTCGCGCTATTTCTACATTCCGTATTAATCCAGACTCAGGTGATGCCGATGACATCATGCTTGATATTAATGGTGCGCTGGTTATTGATTACACTCGTAAAGTGATTCGTGCAGCCCTGCGTAAAGAACGTCGTCGCAAAAATACACCACCTGCTCGGCGAAATGTGCGCTCAATTATGTTGGCAGAACTTCTTAAACTTGATCGTGCTGAAATCCTTGAAAACGTTGAAGAGACTAAGGATCAGTTAACTGTTGTTCAGAACCTGAACGATAAAACATGGTCTACTGGTAAAATCCCTGCCCATTGGGTTCGAGGGATGCATATTCTGGATAATCAGCTGGACGTCTACTAAACCAATAACTTTTAAAAGGTCGCATTTGCGGCCTTTTTTATTGGGCGGAAGTATTTCCGCCTGATCTTATTTAAGTAGTTATTTGACAATGGGCCATCGTTAAAAAGAGAGACAAACAATGTCTGAAGCTGCAGTTGGCTCAATTGTAATGAGCTTTAATGGGTTGGATTACGATGTTTCGCGGCTTGGTACAAGTATTACGACTGGGAACCGCCCAATCGCTACGATGAACCGTCAACAGCGTGTGAAGTATAAATCAAAAGGTATTACGACTTATGAACTCACTGCAACTGTAGTCATTCCAGATGGAAAGGACACGGTGCAATGGCTTCAAGTGGATGATGCCCGAATTTCAATCGAATCCCCTTCAGGGAATTACCGTGAAACTTTCATTGACTGTAATGTCACTTCTGTTGGTGCTACTTATGACTTAAATGGCGAAACAGTCCGTGAGCTTCAGTTGTTCTGCTTAGACTATATTGACGAAACATTGTAGGTAAAAAATGGAAAAAATCTTTATTGAAGATGATTTACCTGTTGCGATTGATTTAGACCGCAATAAGAAAAAAATTAAGTGCACAAAGTTTATTATTTCAGATTTGACAGCACTCGAATATGTTGAGGCACAGGCGAAAATGACTGGTCTGCAATACGTTGCTATATCTGATTTAGTGCCAATGATTAAGTTGATTGATTCAAATGGCAATCAACATGAGCCTACTTATGATGATATCGCTCAAACCACGCAATTCAATTTGACTCATTTCTTCAATAAAAAGGCTGAACTTGAGGCAAAGGTGAAAGCCGCGAATTAATTGGACGTGTCCATTTAATTAAAGCTTTGATGGCTATGGGTATTCCTTATGTAGAGGCAATTAATTTGCCTCTACATATTGCATTAGCTTTTCTTGGCAATATGCGGCCTTCATCCCCTCAAGTATCAAATAAGGAGCCTGAAGTACCTCCTCAAACCTCAGCAAAAACGCATGCAAAAACTTATGTCTCAACAGTGCGTAAACACTCTAAGAAGTCACAGGAATAAGTTATGAGCGGAAGTAATTCAACTGTCTCACTTACATTGCAGATTAAAGGCCAGCAAGCTTTTCAGGAAATGAATCGCTTCAATAATCAGCAAATCCGTGCCAATACTACAATCAATACACAGTGGACACAGATAAGTTCTGCTCAAGCTAGATTTGTGAACGGTGTAAAAGCTGGTACGCAAGCAACTATAAATACGGCCCGTGTTGGTGATCAGTTGCTGCGTACCAACCGTATGCTTGAGGGTGTATTAAGACAGCAGTCGATTCAGACCAGAATTCAAAGCCAGCTTTATAGGCAACAAGTTGGCTCAATGCAGCAAGTAGCAAACTGGGCAAGACAGGTTGAACAGTCGAGTAAGCGGACACACCAGTCAACGCAACAAACAATGTCTTTATGGCAAAAAGGTACAGCTGTTGCTGGAGGTGCAATGGCTGGCGGCATGTACTTCTCTAATGCTCTCCAGAAGCCACGTGATTATGATCAACAACTAACATACATCGCAGCAACAGCCACAGGTGGTCAAGGGATGACACCTGAAGCACGTCTGGCAGCGCGTGATCAGTTAAATGAATATATTAAAGCAGCAGTTCGTGGTGGCGGAGGAACACGTGAAGATGCTGCTGAAGCTGCAAATGCATTAATCGCTTCAGGTAAATACGAACTTAACAATGTTGCTCCAGCATTAAATACCGCAGTTAAAACAGCCTTTGCAACAGGTGCAACGGCTACAGATGCAGCTACGCTGACAACACGTATGCAGGACTTTGGCATCACTGATTTGCAGCGTGGTCACGATATTGCGGTGCGTGGTGGTCAACTGGGCAGCTTTGAATATAAAGATATGTCGAAATGGCTGGCTCAACAAATGGCTGCTGCCCGTGCTGTGGGCTACAGTGGCGAAAAAGGTTATGTTGAACTGGTTGCAATGAACCAAGTTGCCATGAAAACAGCTGGTACTGCTGATGAGGCGGGTAATAATGTAGTCAACTTGCTCGCAAAACTATCAAGCCGTGAATTTAGTAAATCTATTAGTGATGCGGTTGTCGCTCAGTCTGGCGATCCTACAAAATCCGATGGCAAGAAAAAACCAAAACAGGTCTTTGACTGGAATAGTTACTCCATTCAACAGCGTGAGCAAGGCGTTTATGGTGTTGAAGCATTTGTAAAATTATTAGAACGACAACTTGCTGGTAATGCGCAATATACAAAGCTTCAGAAGCAGGCTGCATCTTCCAATTCGGAAGCGCGCAAAGCTGCCTTGGAAGACATGAGCAATATCGCGATGGGTTCGGAAATTGGTGAGATTATTGCCGATAGACAAGCTCTCATGGCTGCTTTAAGTGTGGTTTATAACAAAGACACTTTAAATAATTTAAGAAAGCAGCTACCTAATGCTGCTGGTACGGTAGCTTCTGATTATTCAATGGTTAGCCAGACAGAATGGGCAAAAGATCAGGCTTTAAATCAGGAAAAGCTTTTTGCACAATCTAAGGCTTATGATGCTGTTTCAGGATCATTAGGTGATTTAAAAGAAAAATTAATCCAAACTGCCTCAGAGAATGAAAATTTAGCTGGTGTTACCTATGGTGCCGCTGTAGCAGTTGGTGGACTTGCCTTAGCAGCTGGTGCAGCAGCTTTTACTCTTCGTACCATGGGTGGTGGTAAAGTTCCAGACTTACCTGCTGGTACAAGAGGTGGTTTAGCTTCCAAAGCTACAAGTGCTGCAAAAACAGCAGGTCTTGTTGGGGCTGCTTATACAGGCTTTGAGTTATTTAAACCTATTGATGATGCTGGATATAAAACTGTTAGTGATCTTCTTGCAAAGATCGGTATTGGCTCAGGTGGTGAACGTCTAGACTTTGTGCAGCAAGCCATTGAACAAGGCAAAGCCCAACAAGCTTCAGCTGAAGAAAAAAGCAGTCAATTAATTGCAGAACAACAAAAGCAAAATCAATTGAGTCAAGAAATGATCAATCGGATTAATGCTTTAATTAATGTCACTGGGCAAAATAAGCCTATGGTATTTAACGGAGGTGGTTCACTTCTTGATGCTATTTCTCACAATGCAGCAACTCAAGAAGCAAGACATGGTGCTCCGCCATTCTATCTTCAGAAAAAATAAGCGGAAGCGTTTCCGCCTTATATCAAAGCCAGACATTTCACAGAATAGCCTCACAATAGTGAGGTTTTTTTATGGGCTGGGATACTGATCTTCAAGACGCAAGCTTTCGTGGTGTTCATTTTGAATGCACGTCTGTGGAAGATGCTATGTCTAAAACGCTTGCAACTAAACAGGCTCCATATTCAAACAAAGCATCAATTGAAGATATGGGTAACGAACCTCTTCGATATTCAGTTAATGCTATTTATTCTGGAACTGACTATAAGCAATCGATGGATGCATTGGTTGCTGCACTCAGGGCAACTGGTGCTGGGGAATTAATTCATCCCGTTCACGGCATTATGAATGTTTATGTGAATACATACCGTTTTCAACATGATGCTAACAACGTTGATTTCTGTGGTATTGCGATTGAATTTGTTGAAGCTGAACCTGAAGAAAAACCTCTATTTATTCCTGTTTCTACCCCTGCAACTATTGCTCCAACCAAGATTATTGATACACCGACCAGCGCGTTAGAAAAGGCACTGGATAAGCTTAAACTCTCTGATAACAACAAACTATTTGAAACAGTCAATCGTATCCGCAATGGCCTAGAAACTGCCCGTAAATACATGGGTATTGTCAAAGAAGGCGTAGAGGATATTTTATCGCCTAAAGATTGGGCGGTTGGATTGGTTGATGACATCACTAAACTGGTCACTTTCGACACCAATATTTCTGCCATTTCTCAGTGGCGCGATGTCATTAACCGTGTGAATCGTTTTGAAAAACTTTTTCAAGATGATGAGTCTCCAGAATTACAACAGACATGGCGTGCCACATATATCGCCAGCAATATTGCTGTTGCTCAACAAGTCGTAAGCACTACACGTAAAGAAATGGCTGAAAACAGCACGATAAGCTTCAATCCGTTGGAGCTTGCTGTTGTGCGTCAGAACGTCCGTAAAGCTCTACAGCAGGCTATTAATGAAGAGCGTGAAGGTTATTCATTTGAAAATATTGCTCAGATTCAGGTCTATAAAGAAGCTGCTGACCAGATCCACCTTCAGATTCAAGAATTAATAGAAACACGTCCACCAATTACTAAAGTCCGCGTACCTGTTCCATGTACCTTGCATTGGCTTGCTCATTATTTGTATCAGGACATGAGCCGTGCAGATGAAATCTTGCGTTTAAATCAGGATTTGATTAATCCAGCTGTCCTTCAAGTAGGTGTGGAGGTCACAGTCTATGCAAGATAACCAAGGCAATGAAATCAAGCTGGTCATTGGTGGATACGAGATTGCAGGCTGGAATAATGCTGTTGCAGACAGCCAGATCGATACTCCAGCTGAGAACTGGAGCCTTAATCTTTTTCATAAAAACGGTCAGCCTTTACCTGAGGGTATTTCTGGTGGTAGTCATGTTCAGCTTTATTTTGCGAATCAACTGATCCTCACATCAATTGCAGACCGTGTGCAGGAAGGAATTAACCGTGATGGCTATGGCCTTGAAATATCTGGCCGTGATTTAGTTGGTCAATTAATCGATTGCTCAGTTCCTATTTTTAATGGCCGTCAAATTACGCTTGAAGAGCTTATTGGTCGTTTTATTTTGAATGGTGACCTCGGTTCACTCTTCCACGATGTTTCTATTCAAAATAATGCTTGGCTGAAGAACAAAGTATCAATAGAACCTTCAGAATCCTTATGGGATGCACTTATTAAAGCTGCACAGGTCACAGGCCAACACGTTTGGTTAGAGCCAGACGGCAAGTTGGTGGTTGGCGATCCATTCGCAAATCCTTATTACGTTAAAACATCTTTAAAACTGATTAAGCCTTTAAACAACGATAACAACGTTTTAAGCCTGCAATACACCAATGACGTTTCTAATGTTTTTAGTGAAATCAAGGTGCTTAGTCAGGATGGTAACGGTCAGCACATTCTTTCAGAAATCACTGCAAAAACTCAATACAGCTTTAATCGTCTGAAAATCGTCACTTTGAGTGATGTTGAAACCCAAGCTGAAGCTGATGCGGCCCTTGAGAAAATTAAAAAAGACAATGATTTTGAAGCCAACACTATGATTGCCGTTGTTCCTGATTGGCAGATTGATGGAAAGGTTTGGGCTACTGGCTGGTATGTAAACATTGAAACCAATGCTTTAAGCCGTGCAACAGCAAAATGGGCTGTGGTGGGCTGTACTTTTAATTTATCGCGTCAAGAAGGCAAAACCACCAAGCTGCTGCTAAAGCGCCAAGGCGACTGGGCAAATCCTTTAATTTTAAAGGAGAAAAACAAATGATTCAGATGGTGCAACGCCAAATTAACAAGGCTTTAGGCCAAATCAGACAGTCATTTCAAGGCATTGTGGCGCGTGGTGGCTCAAAAGTACTTCAGCTAACAGGCCTATCTGAAGAAACCCTTCAGGAAGTCGAATTATTTCAACAAGTCGGTCTTAGCTCTTATATCCCTGAAGGCTCACGTGTTGTGGTGTTACCGCTTCAGGGAAAAACTTCGCGTTCAATTGTCATTGCAACTACGGGTGGCCCTGTAGTTATCAATGTTTCTGAAGGTGAAACCTGTCTTTACGATCAATTCGGTCATTCAGTCTGGCTCAAAAAAGACGGCATCAAAATGAAAGGAAATGTCGATGTAGATGGCTATATCAAAGCCACAGAAGACATTTCAGATAAAACAGGATCAATGCAAGAAATGCGTGATGCCTATAACCCTCATACACATGGCAATAGCCCACCACCATCAGAACCTATGGAGTAGTTATGGGAACTATTAATTTAGAAACAAAAGATTATGTGCTACTCAGCCTTGATGAAGCTTTTAAAGATGATGTGGTACAGGCTGTTTGTCAGCGTTTAAACATACATCGTCGCAAGTATTGGAAGGATAAAAATATAGGGAGCCGTTCTTATACATTACGTCGTTCAAAGGATGTGCCACGTATTGTCCAGTTAGAGCAGCAATATGCTGAAGAAGCTTTAGCTGACTTAGTGCCAGATCGTCTTGCCTCAGTTGTTGTAAAGGCTACTCAAACGATGCAAAGCCAAGTTAATCTGCTTATTGAAGTAACAAAGCTGACTGGTGAAAAGCAAACTATTCCATATTTTGTGGCTGTAGGTGGTTAATATGGCGTTTTCAATAAAAAGCTTTTCTCAGCTTCGTCAGGATATTGTTCAGGAAATCAGAAACAAGACTGGTTTAACGATTAATGATGATTCCGATGCAGCGATCCGTGCAGATGGTACCGCCTCAGTAGTAGAAGGTTTGTACCATCATCAACTCTACATTCAAAAACAGATGTTCGTTGCTACAGCTGATGAACCTTTCCTTTATTTACATGCTGTACGTCTGGAATGCCCACGCAACGGTGGTTCTAAAGCAACAGGACGTGTCAAAGCCATTTCAAATACTGCTGTAACTATTCCAGTTGGTACAAAACTTACAGATGGCAAAGGTCGCTATTGGCTCACCTTGTACAAAGAGCAGCTGAGCGCAAATAAAACTAGAGAAATTCAGGTCATTGCTGAACAGGCTGGCGTGAGCTGGAACTTTGATGGTCAACAGTTGTTATGGGTTAGCCCTTTAGCAGGTGTCGCAGCTCAGGTTGATGTTCTTGAAATGTCGGGTGGCATAGATGTTGAGGAAGTTGAAGCTTGGCGTCAACGCATGCAGGCAAAGGAAGCGCTTGGTTTAATTCGTGATCGTGAAGCTGATCTAGAACGAATTGTTAAAGATGTATCAGGTGTTGCAGATGTTTTTATTTTTCCGAAACGTCGTGGCCTTGGATCATTAGATGTTGCAATTACAGCAGCTGGTAATCCGCCTAACTCTCCAAGTACTGCTTTATTAGCTGCTGTTCAGGCAGCTTTAGAAGAATATTCAGGTTTCTGGGCAGATGTAAGAGCTTATGCACCAACCAAAGAATATTTGAATATTTCCGCAACGTACACAGGGACTGCGAGTCAGTCCGACGTTGAACAAACTATTCGAGAATATGTTGGTTTACTTAAACCCGGAGAAACATTTGTTGTCTCAACTCTCGTAAGTCGTATCAAGGGTTTAGCTGGAGTAACTGATGTTCAAATTACACCTTCATTAAATCAGGTACCAACCTTAACTGTATTTATCACTGGTTGGTTGCGTATCGGTAATCTTACGGTGAATCAGCAATGACATTTGAACAAACTGTAGAGCTTTATGCAGCTGTACTCCGCCAATTACTACCTGTTGGTGGGTATGACAATGCACAAGATACGGTTATTGCTATCGATATAAAAGCTCATGCAAAGGTACTGGCACAAGCTGATATAGATGCAAAACGTATTTTGAAAACGTTGGAACGTATTCCTGAAGAACTGATTAGTGAATATGAAGCTGCTCTAGGGCTACCGTTGAAATGTACGGTCAATACTACAAAAACAATTGAAGAACGTCTTCAGATTATTCGGTGGGTTCAACAGACTAAGAACGTATTAAACAGAAGTTATTTAGAGGGATTGCTAACTTTATTTGGTGTTGAATTGATTGATTTAGTTCGTTTCAAGCCAATGCAGTGTACAGCCCCTTGTAACTCTCCAGTCAACACTGAAAATCTACGTTTCAAAGTCAAGCTCATCTTTAAGGCCCCTTTGAAGGCTGATATCGCCTGCATCATCAAAAACTATTTACCTTCATATTTACGTTACGACATTGAGGAACAATTATGAAACGAATTGATAGCGCTAATGCTCGGCCTGACATGTTCGGTGCTGGAAAAAAAGGATTTCATTCAAATGACGATGTGTTAGGACAAGATGCAACATATTTAACGCCTGATTGGTGTAATACAATTCAAGAAGAACTTGCAAATCTTCTGGAAAAGCATGGGATAGTTCTTGATCCTAATAATAGACAACAGTTGTTTGAACTTCTTGCAACGTATCCTGATTTAGAGAATTTAGCTGATGCTATTGAAGCTCGGTTCGTTTCTGAAGCTGCTTTTAATAAACAAGCACGTGATGAGTTACAAGCACAAATTACTGCCTTAATGAATCACGTGGTTTATCCAAGAATTGTAGCTTCAGGGGTGCTTTACTATGTGGGTGGTGAGAATGGTGGTTCACTTTCTTGGTTAGGCGGAACTGATGGATGGAGTGTTGAGAATGATAAGGTTATAGCACCTTCCATTTACAACCTTACAGATCGTAATTTCGGGATTTTTTTAAGTCCCGAATCTAGCAATGAAAGCCATAGTTTTGAACGAGATGTGCAAAACTTTAAACCAAAGATTTGGGGCCGTTCTGGAACCAATAGAATTGAATACAATGGACAGGTAGGTTTTCAGGTAATTCAGCATAAGAATCCAAACAGTGTGTCAATTGATGGTGATTATCCTGTTGGGATTTATAGTTTTGTTTTACAGCCTAACGAATCGAAAATATTTACTTTAATTGGATCAGGCGGCGGTGGCGGTGCTTCAATTTCTTCAAGCACTAGCTCATATCCATTAGCCAATGGACAAGCTGGACAGAGTGTCGAACTGAAGGTTAATGGAAATAGTATCGCAATTGTTCATGGCGGCGGTGGCGGTACACAAGGTGTCTGGGGCAATGGTTCCTCGTACAATGATGGTTCAGCTGGACAGCTTGGTGCAGTTGAAGTTATTGGTGTATTTGATTCAACGACTATTACCGAAGGTAAAGTTGGTAATGCAACAATTGCTAATCATTCTGGTGGTGCTTCAGTCAGTCCAATAGGGTTATTTGGAAAAGGTGGTGATGGAGCAAATGGTATTGGTGATGATGGTCATTCGTTTGGCGGTGGTGGTGCTTCAGGGTCGGTGTTAATTGCTCAATATACTAATAACAGCTCTAGTAACCAGACTATTACTCTTATTGTTGGTTCTGGTGGAGCTGGAGGTACTAAAGGGTGGTCTGGTTCAGATATTGTAGGAGCGAAAGGAAGCGATGGTTTTGCTCGAGTAGCTACTGCTGATTAA